TCTGACCTTTTATCCCCAAAAACGTCTGTAATGACCCAGCAAGGCCCTTGTGCTGGCCAACCCGAGCAGGATGTTAACTAATGGCAACCAAAGCTAGCCAGCCCTTACGAGGGGCGGTAAGGCCACGCCTAGAAAACAAACCGCTAAAGGGGCCAAGCCGAGGCGATGAGGTTGCACAGCTAGCAGAAGATATTGGCCTGCCGCTTTTACCCTGGCAGCGCTATGTAATGCAGGATATGTTGACGATAGATAAAAATAAAATGTTTGTGCGTAAAACTAATCTGCTTTTGACGTCACGCCAACAGGGCAAAAGTCACCTGGCGCGTATGCGTATCCTGGCGGGCCTGTTTCTGTTTAATGAGCGTAACCACGTGGTAATTAGCTCGGCCCGATCTATGGCCTTAACTACTTTTCGTGAGGTGGCTAATGCAATTGAGGATAGCCCTGAGCTAAAAAAGCAACTCAAAAGCATCAGGTATGCAAATGGTAACGAGGCCATAGTTTTAAAATCGGGCGCTCGCTTAGACGTACGCGCAGCTACTAGAGACTCAGCCCGCGGCGCCACCGCTGATTTTTTGTTTATTGACGAGCTGCGAGAGGTTGATCAACTCGCGTTTGCAGCGGCTATGCCAATTACGCGTGCAAAACCTAATAGCCAAACCCTGCTCGCGAGTAATGCGGGCGATGCTTTTAGCATTACTTTAAATGAGGTACGCGAAAGAGCGCTAAGCCACCCGCCTGCCTCAATGGGCTATTACGAGTACAGCGCACCCCAGTTTGCAGCTTTAGATGATCGCAAAGCCTGGGCACAGGCCAACCCAGCTATGGGCGTACTGATCACGGAGTCGGCTTTAGAGGAAGCTTTGACAATTCAAACCACCGAGCAATTTCGCACCGAAAGTTTGTCTCAATGGATTGACAGCTTGCAAAGCCCCTGGCCTCACGGTTCTGTTGAGGATGCAAGCGACATAAACCTAAAAATGAGTCCTGGGCCATTAACTGTGTTTGCTTTTGACGTAAGCCCAAGTAGGCGCGATGCAAGTTTAGTAATGGGCCAAATATTGCCTGACGGGCGCATAGGTGTAGCTGTGTTAGATACCTACAGCTCACAAGTGGCTGTTGATGAGCTTGCCATAGCTGCAAGTATTAAAAAGTGGGCTGATCTGTACTACCCGCGGGTTGTTTGCTACGACAAATACACAACGGCCAGTATTGCTCAAAGGCTACAAAATGCGGGCGTACAAACTCGCGATATATCAGGGCAAAGCTTTTATACCGCTTGCTCGGATTTTCACGACAGCCTGGTAAACGACAGGCTGCGGCATAGTGGGCAAGATTTGCTAGTGCAACAAATGGCCAACTGTGCAGCCAAAATTACAAGCGATGCCTGGCGTATCGTGCGCCGTAAGTCAGCTGGCCCTGTTGATATACCTATTGGCTTAGCTATGGTTATTCACATACTGGCCCAGCCTGTAGCTGAGGCGAAAATACACGTTTAGACACGCCGAAGGATTTTTGGCCGTATGTCGTTGACTTTTACGCCATTATTACGTTATGGGATTGTTGCAAACTTTAGGTATAGCTAAAAAAGATGTTACCGCGCAGCTAGCCCCTGCCGTTATGTCGCAGGGCTATGGTGCTGGCGTTTACAGTTATGGCGGCCTTTATGGTGCTGGCAACGGCGTGCCTTTTATGGATCGTTACGTAGCTTTGCAAGTGCCAGCTGTTGCTAGATGCCGTAATTTAATTGCTGGCGTTATCTCTAGTATAGATTTAGAGTTATATAAAAAATCAACAGGTGCAAAATTAGAAAGCCCTTTATGGCTTGATCAACCTGATATGCGACAACCACGTAGCGTAACTATTGCTTATACCGTAGATAGTTTATTGTTTTACGGTGTTGCTTATTGGCGCGTAACCTCATTATATGCAGATGACGGGCGCCCTAGTGGGTTTGAGTGGATTGCAAATACTCGCGTTACAGTTACTACTGACCAGTACGGCGAGCAGGTGGACTACTACACAATTAACGGTGAGCGTGCCCCTATGTCGGGTATTGGTTCGCTCGTTACTTTTCAAAGCTTGTTACCTGGCGTTTTAGAAACAGGCGCACGTACAATACAAGCAGCTATTGACGTACAAAAGGCCGCAGCTGTCGCAGCTGCAACACCAATGCCAACAGGATTTATTAAAAATAGTGGTGCTGATTTACCTGAGGCACAAATTAGCGGTTTGCTAGCTGCCTGGAAAGCTGCACGTACCTCACGATCAACGGCTTACCTCACTAGCACTTTGGATTACCAACAGGTTGGTTTTAGCCCTAAAGATATGACCTATAACGAAAGTAGCCAGTACTTAGCTACTGAGGTTGCTCGTTTAATGAACGTACCCGCCTATTACATAAGCGCGGATATGAATAACAGTATGACTTACCAAAATATCCTTGACGGCAGAAAAGAGTTTGTAGCTTATTCTTTGCAGCCGTTTATTAGCGCTATTGAAAACCGCCTAAGTATGGATGATATTACAGCGCACGGTAACGTAGTGCGTTTTGCCTTAGATGAAACCTTTTTACGTGCTGATACAGCTGCACGTTTAGATGCAATTGAAAAGATGCTAAATCTAGGTTTGATTGACTTAGAACAAGCTCAGAGTATGGAACAACTAAGCCCTAGTGGCCTTAATGAAGGAGTAGCAACTAATGCAACCGTTGATCTTAACGTTTAGCGGCAATATTGAAGCTGTAGATAGCGGTGACCGCCGTACTATCTCAGGCAAAATTGCACCTTATGGTGAGGTTGGATATACCTCAGCTGGTAAGGTAGTTTTTGCTGAGGGTTCAATTAGCGCACCTGAACCTAGCCGCGTAAAACTTTTAATGTCGCACGACAACTCAAAACCCGTAGGACGTATGCAAAGCATTACCTCAGCTAAAGACGGGTTGTATGCCAGCTTTAAAGTAAGCGCATCCTCACGCGGATCAGATGCAATTTTGCTAGCCCAGGAACAACTTATGGACGGCTTATCCGTTGGTGTTGAAGTTACAGCATCGAAGCCCCAAAAGGACTATCTCCTGGTCACCGCTGCCACCTTACGCGAGGTGTCACTCGTTGAGAGCGCGGCTTTTGCCAGCGCTGCGGTGCAAAAAATTAGTGCGCAAGAAAGCGATATGCCACTAGATGCCGCCGAGTCAACAAGCACAAAGATTACGACAACTAACACCGTAATAAACACAACAACAACCGAAACCGAAACAGAAAGTGAGGCCGCTGTGACTACAGCCCCTGACCAAACCGCACCTGAGGCAGTAGATGCCACAGAGCAGGCTGCACCTGTAGTAGAGGCAGCTCGTAAAATCATCCTACCTAGCGCACTTAACTCACAACGAGTACGCACACCTATTGTAAATATGGGTTCTTACACAGAGCATAAAATTAAGGCTGCACTTGGCAACGAAGACTCAAAGCTTTACATTACGGCAGCCGATGATGATTTCAGTACTAACCCTGCATTTTCACCAACACAATACCTAAGCGAGTTTCCAACTAATACACGTTTTGGCACACCGTCTATAGATGCGTGTTCACGCGGAGTTTTGCCAGCTAGCGGTATGACAATCAACGTGCCTTCTTTGGTTACGTCTGCGGGCGGTAAATCAGGTGTTGCACCTGTAGTAACCGTTGAAGCCGAGGGCGGAGCCGTTGCTAATACAGGTATGGTTACAGAGTACCTATCAGGTACAGTAAATAAGTACTCAGGTATGAACACAATTAGCATTGAATTGCTAGAGCGCTCAGACCCTAATTTCTATTCAGAGCTAACAGCACAGCTACAAAATGCTTACCTAAAGACACTTGACACAACAGTTAATGCTGCACTTATTACAGCGGGTACTGTTGCTACAACAGCACAAGCTGCAACGTCTGCGGGTATTATTGGTTACGCATCAGAGGCAGCACGTCTTGTTTATGAGGCAACTGGCTACTATGCACAAAACTACATAGCTAATGGATCACAATGGCAACTTTTGATGTCCGCATCAGATACCACGGGGCGCCCTATCTATTCAGCTAGCCAGCCAATGAACGCGGGCGGGCTAACACAGCCTGGCTCAATCCGCGGTAACGTGCTAGGCCTTGATCTATACGTTGATAAGAACTTT